AAATAATGAAGAAAAACGACTTATTCATCGACGTATCTAGTCATAATGGATACGATATTACAGGTATTTTAGCTGACATGGGTACACAGAATACCATTATCAAAATTTCTGAAAGTACAAGCTATATCAACCCTTGCGCCCAAGACCAAGCAAGCCAAAGTGACCCTGTAGGCTTCTACCACTTTGCGTGGTTCGGGGGTGATGTAGAAGAAGCTGAACGAGAAGCCCGCTACTTTATTAACAATGTTTTCCAAAGTGTTAAATATCTAGTGTTAGACTATGAAGACCACGCAAGCGGGGATAAACAAGCAAATACAGATGCTTGTATTCGCTTCATGGAAATCCTCAAAGAAAATGGCTATGAACCAATCTATTACAGTTATAAGCCATTCACGCTCAATAATATCTATTATGAACAGATTCTTGCAAAATTCCCAAATAGCCTTTGGATTGCAGGATATGGCTTGAACGATGGAAATGCTGATTTTGAGTATTTTCCATCTATGGATGGTATCAGGTGGTGGCAATACTCTTCAAATCCGTTTGACAAGAATATTGTATTGTTAGATGATGAAGAGGATACTGTAATCAGTAAAACCACTCTAAAAGGCCTTAATACCGTAGCAAACGAGGTTATCCAAGGCCTTTGGGGCAACGGTCAAGAACGTTTCGACAAGCTAGAAAATGCTGGTTACGACGCACAAGCAGTGCAAGATAAGGTAAATGACCTCTTAAATTCCGGAACCCCTAGTAAAGACTTGGATACTTTAGCACAAGAAGTATTACAAGGCCTTTGGGGAAATGGACAGGAACGTTTCGACAATCTAACAAATGCGGGATATAATGCGCAAGCCGTACAGGACAGAGTGAATGATTTGCTTTCTTAACTAACTGACTAAAAAACTTATATAAAATCAAAATTTAATTACACTCAACCGCTGGCAATCGCTAGCGGTTTTTTTGTTTGCTCTGAAATACGCTTGATTTTCGCTTGAAGCTCTTGAAAATCCTTTATAGATAGAGGGTTAGGAGCGTTCTTTTTCGCTTGAATATCTTTATTTTTCCTGAAGATAGAAAAAAACAGTGATTTTTTCACTACTTTTTTTATTTTTTACGAATAGATAAGTAGGAGGATGAAAACATGAACATTTTGAAGATTGAAGTTGCAAGCATAGAGCAGAATGATTTAGGCTTTGAGCATTGGGTGGATGTGACTTACACTGTCCCAATTTTGAAAAATGAGTACACGGTCAAGCTATTGCTTTTCATGGAATGCAAAATAGAGGACCAGGAGGTTATTGAGTACCTGGTCAGCACTTGGAAGTACCGTGATCTCGTGCTGCATTCAGTAAGAATGTATGAGTTAGAATCGGACGAGACATAAGACCGTGAGAGAATCACGGTTTTTGCTCTAAAAAGGGGGCAAAAAAGGGGCAAAAGGTTAAAACTTTTATATTTTTATGGTAAAAATTATATGTAGTCAACTACGTATTGAGCCTTATTTTACAAAGGTTTTGTCTTATTATGGTTTATGAGTTATACTGTCAGCGTATCCGTACTGTACGTTAATCAAAAAATAAAAACCTATCACATCAAGCGTTCGCGCTTGGGTGATAGGTATTTTTTTCTATAAAGGGGCAAATAAGGGGCAAAACTATTTATTTCCTATTTGATGATATAGAATCTAAAACATCTAAAACTGCATGTTCCATATTCTTTGTGACATGTGTGTAGATTTGATTGGTTGTCTTGGCATCCTTATGTCCTACCCTTGACATGATTGCTTTTAGAGGGATGTTGTTTTCTGCTAGATTGCTAACCAGCGTGTGTCTAAAAATATGGGAGCTGAGATGTTTTTTTATTGGCTCATCCAATTTTTTATTTGCCTTTTGTAAAGTGATGTTAAAAGAGTTTCTTTGAATCGGATAGCCGTTATTATTTAAAAAAATGTAGTCTGTTTCAGGCCAATTTTCTTTTACCGAAGATTCTAGATCATTCAACACGATTAACTCATCTATGATCTCAATTTCCCTATTTGTTAGTTGTGTGGTTCGATGTCCTGAGATTGTTTTTGTAAATTCTTTTTGAGCATTCTTGTCTATACTATCTAACGTGCCGTGAATATCAAGTAATCTTTCATCTTTGTGATAGTTGCTTATCTGGATAGCTACAGCTTCACCAATGCGGCAACCATTCAATGACATAAACTCTGCTAACAAACCTGCTCTGTATGTTCGTTTGAGTCTATATAGTTCTTTTAGTAAACTGTTCAACTCTTCTTGCTCTAAGAATTTTTGTTTAACAGCAACAACATTTTCTAAACTGGCAATGTTTTTAGGCAATCTGGTAGACCTAGCAGGATTATCTTTAACCATCCCTATTTCTTGAGCGTAGTCAAAAACTGCATTGAGGATATCTTTGAAGTGCTTTAACTGTGCTTTTGTAAGGTTGCTATCCATGATATATTTTTTAATGTAAGCAGTATCGATGTTTCGAATAGGTGTATCTATACCAAAATCATTCTTAATACGATTAAGAGGAGCGGTACGAGCAGTAACTGTTGTTTTCTTAACAGTTGTTTTATAGTATTCCCACCACTCATTCAAAACATCGCTGAACAATCGATCAGAAGAATTTATACGTTGTACGTTATTCGTAACTTTCTGTTCTAAAAGCTTCTGAGCTTCTTTTTTCGCTCTGGCTGATCCAGAGTCAAGGGTAACAGATACCCTTTTCCATTTCTCGGTATATGGGTCTTTGTATCTCTCAAAAAATTTGTATTTTCCGTTGGAAAGTTCTTCCATCCACATTGCTTTTTCCCTCATTTCTTGGTAAAATGGGTATAGTAAAGAGGGCTTTTTAATGCCATTCTTTCTATACAGTACATCCTCACACTTTTGCTTGCAGGCGAGTGTGAGGTTTTTTTTATAGTATTGCTGATAAGAAGTTATATAGAATAACCATCATCACAATAAATACAAGACAACCGCAACCGTACGAGCAACCTTCTGCTAAATCAAAATCAGTTGTTGTTTGGTTGTATATTTTATTGTATGCTGCACGTTCTGGATCTTTAACCCAACCGACACCCTTTTGTCCATAAAGGGGTGATGTGCCTGTTTTAATTCTTCTTTTTACCGCTCCAGTTGTACGTGCAGATACTCTCTTTTTGATATTTGGTGTTCGAGGGCCTATTTTCATAATTTATTCTCTCTTAATCCTTTTGTAATTTAAGTAATTTCTTGCAATTCTCTTTGAAATTGTTGTAGAGCCATAATTGTCCAACCTTCGTCTTTTTTGTATCCTTGAACGATATTGAGAGCATAATATTCTTGACAATTACAATTGTACATTAGAAAGTTCATCAAACGATTATGCAATGCAGGTTTCGACATTTGACTAAGCTCAATAAGTTGTTTGAATGTAAGCCCAGAATTTATGTACTCAAGCAATTTATAATCGTTGAGAAACAAAATTGATGCAATGATATTTGCTTCATCTTCTAATGGGGCAATCTCAGCTGGATATGAATCGCTATAGTTTGACGATGTCTTAGATACTAGAACTTTGTTATAAACAGAGCTCATGAGATGACAGTATATATGGGCTAATTCATGAAGGATTGTAAACATAACTCTCCCCTTAATCACATCTTGATTGATGTAAACGACAAAGCGGTTCTTTTGGAAATCGGGGATTGTCATCCCAGAACAAACATTGCAAAAACTGAAATCAACTAACAAGAGAGAGTTATTTGAAGTCAAATTATATTTTAGTTCTTGCTTCTTATTCGGAAACCAATTGTACATTAAATTTGCTTCAAAATAAACAAATAGAATATTAAACTTAGTTTCGAAAAATTCAATGATTAGGTCGAAAGTGATTTGAGAAATATGAATATTGAAATGGTCAGATATATCCATAAGTAGTCTATTTGCGTTTTCTTGATATTGTAAGTAAATTTCTCTTGAGGGTCTTGAATATCGTTTCAAATAAACACCTACTTCCAGAAAGAATCGTCTTTGGCAAGAGCACGAGCATTTTTCAACATACTAAACAGTGCTTTGTTAAAACGTTCTTTTTCATCATCAGTCATATCCTCAGTTTCTTTTCGAAACATTATTAAAGTTTCAAGTTCTTGAGTGTTCATCAAATCTTCGTTAGATGCGTAAGGATTTTTTGTTCTGCCTAATAAATAATCTACTGATACGTTAAAGTAATCAGCAACTTTTTCAATTTTATCGCCACTCGGAGTTGAAGTTTCCCACTTTCTAAGACTTCCATTGCTAAAGTCTAAACTCCTTTCCAATTCAGCAAGAGTAACCTTCCTATCATTGGCTAACGAACGTATTCTGTCTAAAATAGTCATGTGTAAAAACCTCCAAAATTAAGGCTTTACAAAATAATGTAAAATTTTCTATTAAAACTATTGACAAATAGAAAATTTTCCTTTATACTTATTTTGTAAGCTAGTTGACCAGCTAACATAAAATACAAATAGAATAATCCGCCAAGATTTTTGTTGTACCTGTTTTTATGGTATAGCTGTATTTCTTATACCCTCATAATAGACTATTTTCTATTAAAAGTCAACGAATAACGCTTATTTTCTTATAAAATTTTCTAACGAAAGGAGGTGTTAGAAGTGATCTATGACAAGATAAAAGAAATTGCTTCAAGTAAGGGAATTTCGATTTATAAAATCGAGAAAGACCTCGACTTAGGAAATGGAGCAATCAGCAAATGGAACACTAGTTCACCATCGGCGATTACTCTAAAATCAATTGCAAATTATTTAAACGTTCGTCTTGAACAATTATTGGAGGAATAACATGGAATTACAAATAATAACTGAGCAGGAAGTTCTCAGTAAACACTTCACGGTATACGGTACAGCAGATGAACCACTGTTTGTCGCAAAGGATGTTGCAGAATGGATTGAGCATAGCAATCCTACGGAAATGTTAAAGTCAGTAGATGATGATGAAAAGCTGACCTCAACAATCCTTAGGGCAGGTCAAATAAGAGAAGTAAATCTCTTGACAGAAAACGGTCTCTATGAAGTTCTTATGCAATCTCGTAAGCCACTGGCTAAAGAGTTCAAAAAGAAAGTCAAAGAAATCTTGAAATCAATTCGTAAGCATGGCTTGTATGCTATTGATGATCTGCTTAATAACCCAGACATGGCAATCGCAGCGCTTCAAAAATTAAAAGAAGAACGTAAATTACGATTGCAAGCGCAGGAAGAAGTGGCTCAAAAAAATCAAATTATCCAAGAGCTACAGCCCAAAGCATCTTATTATGATTTGGTGCTACAAAACAAATCACTAGTGGCAATTTCTGTAATTGCAAAAGATTATGGAATGAGCGCAAAAAAATTAAATAAGATTCTCCATGAATTGAAAGTACAATTCAAACAAGGAAATACTTGGCTCTTGTATCAAAAATACGCAGGTAAAGGTTATACTCAATCAAAAACTCATACAATCGATGCAGATTATAGCAAGATGCATACATACTGGACTCAAAAAGGGCGTTTGTTCCTTTACGATTTACTTAAAAATAAAAAAGGAATTTTGCCACTGATTGAGCAAAAAGATGTGGCTTAATTCAAAAAAAGCACCTAACAGAAGTCGGGCGCTTACTAAAATAACTAACTGAATTATATCACAAAAAGAAAGGAAAATCTATGCCCAAGGTAGAAATTACTTACAAACCTGTGGATGTCAATGAAAAGGCCACACATGGTGACTACAAACACCTCTGTCAGATGTGGGAAGGTCTGACAGTTGGAACTGCTAAAGTTTGGGCTACTGAAATGCGAGATCATCCAGATTTTAAACAATTCATTGACAATCCAACACACAAGCTAGTGTTTATAAATTATGAAGGTTTCCGATTATTCGTTAAATGGAAAAGCAGAAATCGTTACAGAACTAAAAAAGAAACTCTGGCAGAAATGCTAGAAAATCTAAAAAAAGAAAAACAAATGGGAGTTTAACATGAAACTACTAGATAAACTTACAAAATGGTTTTTTAACACAACAAAAATCGAAGTCAATCAAGATTGGCGATTAGTCGCATTAGACTTGAACCGTGAATTGATTGAAACACGACAAGAAAATAAAATCTTGTATCAGCGCATCGCTGACTTAGAAAAATTACTGGAGGTGTAACATGAAATACTTTATACCAAAAATTGAAATCGAATGTGAAAGTTTTAGAGAAACAAAACAATGTGATAAATATCCAAGACACGAATACCTCTTCAAAAACGGATATGGCGCAAGTGTTATTCACAATCTTTATTCATATGATTTAGAGTTAGCCGTGTTAAAACATGACAACGAAACTGGAGAATGGAATCTTACCTATGATACAAAAATTACAGATGATGTAGTCGGTTATATCAGCGGTAAAGAAGAATTAGAAAAACTTTTAAATATGATTTCACAATTAGAGAAGGAAAATTAACATGACAGAACCAAATATCGCAGAACAATTACTAGGAATTGCAGTGATATTCATCACCTTATTCACAGTGATGGTACTCACTGCTAAAGAAGAACAGAAAGTGGAAGTGGTAGAAGAAAAAGAAGATTTCTATACCATCGCACGCACAAACATTAGAAATTGCGACAGAAAATTTACGTTTGACACACAAAAACCAGAGGGGCTTCGTGAAGAGTTACTAGCTCTACCATATCCAAAGGGGTGATTGCATGAGCCTATATATCTGGAAATGTGGATGTCGTGATTGTGGGAATACATTCGAGTATGTCGATAGTTACCCAATCATTGAATGTCCTAAATGTGGAAGTGTGGATTTGAAGAATGAATTTAAAGGTAAAGCATACGATTAGAAGGAGAAATAAACATGGAAAACACAACAAAAATGTTAGCTAAAACAATTTTAATTACACTTGAAAACCAAGATAGATGGGTATCTGGACCTCGTTTTGAAATACTAGATGTTATAAATGATATTCGTAAACGCAATACACTTACAGAGAAGAAAGTTGATGATGACGGGGATTTTTACGAAGAGTTTAAAGGATATTTGAATGATGAATTAGAAGAAAAACTAAAGATGATTGAGATTTCATTCAAACGTGATTTGGCAGACTATGAGCGTTACAGAATTGAGAAAATCAAAGCAATCACGAAAAACCTAGACATTATTAAACAATTGGCAGAAATCTATTCAGATGAAAAAGAAGAGGAGAAATAAACATGGCGACATTATACGAACTTACTGGACAATTCCTTGATATCTACAACTTGGAATTAGACGAAGAAACTAAACTAGATACGCTTGATAGTATCGATTGGCAAACTGACTATGAAGAAAAAGTCGAAAACTATATCAAGGTTATCAAAAACATTGAATCAGATGTTGAAGCACGAAAAGCAGAAATCAAGCGCTTGACTGAATTGAACAAGGCTGATGAAAAGAAGAAAGATCACTTGAAAGAAACACTTTCTACAAGTATGGCTCTTACTGGCCATGAACGAGTGGATACACCACTATTTAAAGTTTCATTCCGTAAATCTCAAGCAGTTGAAGTTGATGAATTGGTTCTTCCTGAAAGCTACAAGGTAGCGACTTGGAAGCCTGATAAAAAACGACTTAAAGAAGACTTGAAGAATGGTCTTGAAATTGTCGGTGCAAGTCTAGTAGAAAGAAAGAATTTAAGTATTAGGTAAGAAGATATGAAAATTCTAGCAATCGACCCAGCATCCAATAAGATTGAAACTTCAACAACAGGGATTGTCTTACTAGACAATGCAAGGTTAGTTTGTAGTTGGGTAGCAGAGTATGGCATGAAGGGTTTCGCTAAATGGTTTCATGAAATCGGAGACACACTTGATTTTGATGTAGTGGTTGTTGAAGAGTTTAGATCAAGAGACAATGACAAGTCAAAAGATAATAGTGTGTTAGAAACTATCGCATATATCCAGTTATGTTATCCAGAAGCCATTCTTCAGTATAACGGTGGGTACAAGTCGGATATTCCAGACGACCTTTTAAAAATCTTAGGTCTTTGGAAATTTGAAAAAAGTCACCACCAGGACATACGAGCAGCAGCAAGACTTGGACTTTTTTGGGCAATGAGAAATGACATTGAAGAAGTTGTCCAAGACATTGGAAAGGTGGTGAGCGAGTATGAACAACGATAATGAAATTTGGAAAGATGTAAATGGATATGAAGGTTATTATAAAGTTTCAAATTTTGGAAAAATTAAAAGTTGTTTACGCATTGTCAAACATGGTTTAGGGAATGCTGATAGAACTATAAAGTCAAGAATTATAAAACCATACAACGATAATCATGGTTATCACATGGTTTCGCTCAGCAAAGACGGAAAAGTTAAAAAGCATAAAGTACATAGAATTGTCGCTGAAGCTTTTATATCCAATCCAGAAAATAAACCTACAGTAAATCACCTAAATGAAATCAGAAATGATAACCGTGCAAGTAACCTAGAATGGGCCACTTACAAAGAAAACAACGATCATGGTGGACATAACGAAAGAGTTTCAAAAACCTTGAGTAAACCTATTGAACAATTAGATAAAAATGGAAATAAAATATCAAGTTTTGAAAGTGTTAGAGAAGCAAGCTTGGCCACAGGTATTCATATCATGAATATTAAAAGTTGTTTAGCTCACAAGAATAGAGTTTTTGCTGGAGGATATAAATGGAGGTATAAAATTTGACGAATATAATTTTAAGAAAATGGCAAAAGGAGGCAGTATCCCGAAGTTCAAGATTAACAAATGGAATTTTTCTTGAAGCTTTGGGAGGTTAAAGGCAGAGGTAAAACTATATGCGCTCTAGCCATCGCTAAACATAAAAAAGCTAAGAAAATCATCATTACAAACAATCGCCTGGCCATTCTAAATGGTTGGATTGAAGCAGTCAAGTTTATGAATTTTGATAAAGATGTTGAGACTATCATTCAAACAGATAGATATCTTCAAAATCAGGTCAAAAAGGGGCATAAATTAGACTGTGATGTACTGATAGTGGATGAGTGGCAGAATATGTCATCCGATAAGCAAGTAGCCTTGTATCGCAAAATAAAGCGTAAATACACTATAGGTCTTTCAGCAACACCAATCAGAAAGAAGGGTCAAAACTTTTACCCACTAGAAAAAATCGTTTTTGGTTGGGCAACACCTAACAATAAATTTGATTGGCAAAAAGCTCACGGAAAAATGGTCTATGATCCATTCAGTTATTCAAAAGAGAAGTGGGAAGATTTTAGAGATTATGAAAAGTATGTCTCAAACCTACCAAACTTCTTCAGATGGGAAGAAATCGAAGAAATCGAAAATGCAGTTGAGAATAACGGTTTTGAGATTAAGTTTTATCAAAAGACGGTCGAGCCTGGCAACCCAGAAAAGCTTGCTGAGTTTAGGAGATTAAACCTAGTCACAGTAAATGGTAAGACTGCCATGGCTAAACAATCTTTTGGAAGAAATACCTTCGATCGCTACTTAAACCAAACTGGTGTAGATGTTGATTTCCCTAAATTAAGAGCAGTCAATCAAGACACCCCTTTAATGTTAGAACTTGACGGACTGATTGAACGAGCACCACATGATATGCTGATTGTCAGCAAGTCCAAACAGATTGTAAATGTCATCCGAAGCAGACATCCAGAGATTGGGATATGGACTGGAGACATACAAGAAGGTCTTGATAATCAGATAGTGGTTGCTACAAGTCAAGTCTTAGGAGTAGGTGTTGACGGACTACAACACAAATACCAAACCATTGTCGTGCTAGATCCAATAGAAGAAGGTTCTGGAGAATACGATGATTACCGACAGTTGCTTTGGCGCATAACAGGAAGTCGACAGCAACACGATGTAAACGTAATTGAATTTTATTATAAAGGAGTATAAATCTTGTTTAAATTACCAGAAAACAAACCACAAATTCCAAAAGACACCCCTCGTAACTATTTCATCTATGGTGAAACCATGAGTGGTAAGTCTTATCTTGCAAATGAGTTTCCGAATCCGATTGTATTAAACACGGACGGAAATGCAGAAGCAAACATCGTACCTAGTATTCAACTATTGAATGAGAAAGATACCTCTGGACGAATTACTAATTCGGTTATCAAGCAGTTAGGCGAAATCCTCCTGGCACTTCAAACACAAAAACATTCTTATGAAACAGTTGTAGTCGATGTAATCGATGATGTGATTGAAATGATTAAGATTGCAGTTTGTGACGAATTAACCCCAGCTGGAAAACCTCGTTTGAAATCCTTGTCAGAAATTCCATACGGTAAAGGTTATGATTTCTTTAATCAAGCCATTACAGAATTGGTAATTGACCTTAAAGCCTTACCAATGAACGTTATCTATATCAGTCGACAAATCTCTGAATATGATGATAACGGTAATGCAACTAAAGATAAACCAAGCTTGAAAGATAAGTATGTGAACCTTATCAACGGTAACTCTGATTTGATGATCCATACTGAGAAAATTGGAAGCAACTACAACCGTGAAGTTGACCGTAAGCGTAAATCTTACTACGCTGACCAGGTTGATGATAAAAAAATCTTGAAGATTTTAAGTACTGTACGAGGTGCTCTTACCCCTGCTAAACCTAAAAAGGTTGAAACTACTGAAACAACAAACACTAAACCGACTGCAGCAGCAGAACAAAAAGAAGATGCAGCAGTTAAAGAACTATTTTAAAAATTAAAGGAGAAACAAAATGAGTTTATTAGATATCGCAAAATCAATCAAAAAAGAAGGCTTTGACCCACGTAAAGACAGTGCAAACGGACCTGCACCAATTCCAGCTGGTACTTATCCAGTAATCTTGAAAAAAGCAACTTTTAACATCTCAGAAAGCGGTTGGGAAAGTTTAGCTTACCAATTCGAAATCCGTGGTGGTGATTATGACGGTCGCTCTGAATATGTTACTTTCGGAACATTGACCGAATGGAAAGGTAAAGACATTAAATGGTCTGTCGAACGTACTATGAAATTCTTTATAAAGGCTTTGGTTCTTGCTGGTGACAATATGCAAGGTGACGAAGAAGACGGTAAAGCTTTGGAAGAAGCGCTACAACGCAAAGCGGTTGGTTCTTACTACAACCTAGTGATCATTGAAACAGAAAGTAAAGGTAAAGTTTACCGTAACTATGACCTTGAAGAAGACACAATGCAAACAATGGCAGCAGCAGATATCAAGGAAGAAGACTTGCCATTCTAACAATTAAGGAGTTAAGATATGCCATCTATGAAAGACTATGCTTTGCAGTATCAAAAGTTAGGCTTTTCAGTCATTCCAATCAATCCTAAAAACAAAATGCCATTGATTGAATTTGCTGATAAACCTGCCATGACTGCAAGTGAAATTGAAACCTTTTGGGATGGCTTTCCTAATGCCAATATCGCTTTAAAGACAACTAACTTCTTTGTTATCGATATCGATAAGCATGGTAAGTCAAACGGTTTTGACTCTCTCAAGAATTGGGAATACTTAAAACTAATTGAACCGACTTTACAAGCTAAAACAGCAAGCGGTGGGAAACATCTATTCTACTTCAAAAGAGAGGATGAACCTATCACACAGATGATTGGGTTCTTACCAGGCGTGGATATCAAAGCTCACGAAAATAACTATGTGTTGGTCGCACCATCTGCAACCGATAAAGGACAGTATGAGTGGGATTTGGAAAAATCAAAGGAAGGTGGAACAATCGTAACACCTTCCAGAGATTTAATCAGAGCCATCAAAAAAACATATGGCAAGACACACGGTTATCGATATGACGGTACGGATGGTTTAAGAGATTTAGCTAGACGGTCTTATACACGAGATCGCACACAAACAACCAACCTTTTTGAAACCATCGCTCTTGGTTTTGGTGATGAAGGTGGGCGAAATGATAAACTAGCAAGTTTTGTTGGTGGTCTATTATATCGAGCAGTAGATGATGAAGTAGTTGTTCAACTAGCTAGACTAGCAAATACAAATAGTCAAAATCCTTTACCTGAAAAGGAAATGATGCGTACTGTTGAAAGTATGATAAAGAAAGATAGGAGGTGAGAACGATTGGTGATGTAGTAAGTATAAATTCACAAGATAAGATGATTTTAAACGATAAAGGCGCAATCAAGGCTAACAGTCCGATGAATGTGCTGGCATCGTTTAAAGCTGATGACCAGTTAAGTCTCTATCTAAAGCACAATGACTTTTCACAAGAACACGAATTACTAAAGGATATCAAAATAGGAAACACCTTTTTTAAAAAAGGCGAATTGCCTTCTAACTTTGATTCGGTTGTAAAGGTCTATTTTGAAAGTGTATTAGGAGTTGCTTATTCAAACCAAGCGTTGCTGGATGGCATGGAAACCTTCTTCTCAGAAAGGTCGTACAATCCAGTTATCGCATATATGGAAAGAGCTGCAGAAAATTGGGACGGTCGCAAACGAATTGACCGTATGCTTCAAGTCTATCTAGGTGCCGATGATAACCCTTTAATCTCAAAGATTGCTGAGATGTGGTTAGTCGGTGCAGTTGCTAAAGTGTATGATCCGTTTGTTAAATTTGACTACGTGTTGGATTTAGTTGGTGGTCAAGGTGTTGGGAAAACCTCACTCCTTCAAAAATTAGGTGGTAAGTGGTACACCGATTCAGTTACAGATTTTGCAAACAAAGATAATTATGACATCATGCTCAAGTCTTTGATTGTAAATGACGATGAAATGGTTGCTAGTAACCGAATGAGTTTTGCTGAAACAAAAGCTTTTATCTCAAAAACTAGCTTACGTTTTCGCAAACCTTACATGAAGCGTACTGAAGAATTCGCTAAAAACTTTGTACTCGCACGAACAACGAATCAGAAGGAATACCTGAAAGATAAAACTGGTGAACGTCGTTTCTTGCCTGTGCTCGCAAATATGGAGAAACAGAAAAAACACCCTATGGAAATTGAACCTGAAACAATCGAACAAATTTGGGGCGAGGCGGTCACAATCTATCGTGCTGGTGCTGATTTGATGTTTGATAAGGAAACTGAAGAACAGCTAGAGATTTACCGCGAGACATTTATGTATCGTGATGAAGTTGAATTACAAGTCCTTGAATATCTGGAAATGCCTATACCTGATAATTGGTCAAGCTGGTCAATTCAACAGCAACATCAGTACACAAGTAAGTATTTTGATAATAGTGGTGAGTTTGAAGCCGGTACTAAAAAACTGGAAAAAGTCTCAACTCGTGAGATGATGTATAACTTATTCATGAGAAATTCAAATGATAAAAAGCTATCAACTAAAATCAATATGATTATGGATAATCATCCTGGTTGGGAAAAAGGACAGTTCAGAATTGGTGGGAAAAATACAAAAGGTTTTAAACGAATTAAGAAAAAATAGATCGGTTGCATTTTGAATTTCTATCGGTTGCATCGGTTGCACTTTTTAAAAAGAACGGTTGCATGCAACCGATATGCAACCGATAAATCAAAATAACGGTTGCACCCTTAAACCCTTGATAATACTGGTTTTTTTAGACTATTTTTATATAATGCAACCGATGCAACCTATTTTTTTAAAAAAGTATAAATAAAAATAGTAATAATAGAGAAAGCCTATTAAATAAGGATTCTTGAAATTTATTTTTTATATTTTGTTTTTTATCGGTTGCACGGTTGCATTTGATTTTTTTGAACAAATTTAGGAGTAAAAAGAGATATTCAGATGGATTTAAAACAAGGTGATTTTGTGAAGATTCTAATATATACGAAAGATACATTGAAACAACTCACGGGATTTTTAATACTGAAACGTTTGCGTGTCGTGTAAATAGGAATTGTGTTATTTCAGGTGTCGTAGAATGGACGGACAAATGAATTTAAAACAACAAATGATTGAATTGCTAGAACATTCAATCGAGCAAGCAGAAGCAAAAATCGAAGAACTGAAGAAACCAAGTCAGAAGTCAGCGGTGCACATGAGGTCAGCGGAACGTGATTTTTGGCGGAAGAAGATAAAAAGATATAAGGAACAGTTGGAGGAGTTGGAAGATGAAGTATAAAGTAACCGATTATCAATCGGATATTCAAGAAGAACAAACGGGGACTTGTGACCTATGTTATGGTACTGCTTGGGTTGAAAATGGTTCAATCACAGTTGAGGACGAAAACGGGAATGAAACTGAAATTGTATTGACCGTTTGGGATTGGGGAGATTATGACACAATCTATATTGATAACGTGGTTAATTTCTCAGCATGGTTACAAGAAAGAGAAGTTGAAGTGATTAGTGAAGAAACTGAGCCGTGGTCGTGGTTATATAAATTGGTAGAGAAATATAACGAGGGACAAGAAGATGAACGTTAAAGAACTAATCGAAAAAATCGAAGCCTTACCAGCAGAGAATTATAAATATAGACCACATATTGACAAGAAATTGGTTTTAGGTTTAGTCAGACAACTAGACGAACCGCAACCGTTAAAATTGAAAGACATCATATCACGAATGAAACAGTTATTTCCTCTTAGTCGGGCAGAATGGATTGATGAAATTTTAAAGGAATTTGGCGAAGACTTCGGTTCAATAAAATATCGCAGTGGTTACGAGCAAGGAAAACTTGAGGGAGCATGGGTTGGTAATCAATTAAAAGATGCTGATAAGATTCGACAAGAATTGAATAAACCAGTGATACCGCAGTTTGTGGCGGTTTGGATTGAGGAGTGCAAAGCGAAAGGAAAAAACTTGCTTAGAGCTCTCTTATACACACCAGAGAAAGTTAATAGCTGGGTGGATGATCCAGATAATCAAGAAATTTTTGCTCTTGCTTGGATGTTTGGCTACACAGTAGAGAATGAAAAGCGGTATATGGTGAAGATGAAAGGCTTGAGTGAATGTTATAACTATCTCAATTATGATTCACTTGATGATGAATGGTATTTCACTGATGCTGAAAATGGATCTGCTGTGGGGACACATCACACCCGCAAGAAGTTTGAAGATGCAGGCTTTGGTGAAGTGTTTAATAGTCCATTGTTTGAAGTTGAGGAGGTGGAGTGATGAAGTCAACTAACAAGACGGAAGAAACGGAATTGGAATACTGTGAGCGTATGCTTAAGGAATTACCAAAATATCCAACTCCATTTTTAAGTCACGCAATGGCTTATGTAAACCTTAGAATTATGCATTTAAAAAAGGAGATGGAAGAATGATAAAGTTTAGAGCGTGGAACTCAGAAACAAAAGAAATTGAAGTATTTAAAACTTACGAAGAAATCAGTGAATTATTTTTAGCTTTAAGTGCAGATGATGGTTTTTATTCAATCATGCAATCAACTTGTCTCTTTGATAAAAACGGAAAGGAAATCTTTGAAGGGGATATAGTTCTGGTTCTTGATAGTCCTTATACTGTTTTTTACGATAACGAAAAAGGAAGTTATCGCTTGAAACCACATGATGATCGCTGGAATGTTGATTATATGTCTAATTTTTCGCATGGCGGAAATTTTGAAGTTGTCGGAAATATTTATGAAAACAAGGAGCAATTATGATAATTATTAGCACGAATCCTAAAAATCAACTTTTGCAGAAAGTGGAAGAAGAGCTTGATTTTTTAGGAACAAATTATGAAGTGAAAAAATCATGGACGGATGAACTCATCAAACAATGTTTTATTAATAATTTTGAATTTTGTTCAGGACATTATATGAGCCAAATTAGAAAATTGAATTTTGAACAAGCATTAGAGATGATACATCAAAATCCTAAAATGTTAAGGAAATTTATTGTCATAAATGGGAATAAATCGATAGCAGATTTTCCTAAGATAAGCCTTGTTAGGAAACAATTGAAAGGATTATTAAAATGAGTAGAGAAGCAAGATTGTTTTACAATCATATCAGAAAACAACTGGTCTATGTTCCGAATACGTCAATTGCGGAGCGATTAAAAAAACATATTTTAGCACATCCAAATTTTAATAGTAGCAGAAGTTTTTTAGATTCTGTTGTTGCAAACTATTGCGTCAACAGAAAGAAAGACAAGTTACCTAGTCCTGAAGTGATCAGCTGGTTAAGTAAATTTCTAGATGTAAATTATAAAAAATTGGAAAGTCTAGGAGGTGGAATAAATGGCCAAAATTAGATTGCAAAATCCGTACATGGATGAAACTATCGAAGTAAAAGAGAGTCTTGATTATATACGTTATAAATTAAAAGATTTAAATTATGGAAATATAGGTTATATACAACTACATCAAATCGAACCTGAAGAGAGACTTATTACAATCAGTCCAAAAAACTTTGCAAAGGTTGAATTTTACAAAGATGATGAGGTTACAGAATGAAACGCTTCTTAATTGGCTATGCCTTGCTTACAACTTGCTTATTATTCATGCAACGTGAAGCACAGAAACCCTTGCTAGTCTATCACGCTGATAGCAAGGCACAGATTACTGGCAAGGTAACAGAAAAACGAAAAATCGGAAAACTTTTCACTATCACGGTAAATGGTAATGCTTTCGTGGTGAGTGAACAAAAATATAATGATACAGAAATTGGGAATGAGGTGGATATTTGAAATTTTTAGACCTATTTGCTGGCATTGGTGGATTTCGTTTTGGAATGGAGTCCGCCGGCCATGAATGTATAGGATTTTGCGAGATTGACAAGTTCGCAAGAGCAAGCTATAAAGCAATCCACAACACAGAGGGAGAAATAGAATTACATGATATTACAACAGTCACAAACGAAGAAGTCAGAAATATTGGACACGTTGACGTTATTTGCGGAGGCTTCCCGTGTCAATCTTTTAGCATTGCTGGATCAAGGAGAGGATTTGAAGACACTAGAGGAACTCTCTTCTTTGAAATTGCACGATTTGCCGATATTCTTAAACCCAAGTATCTTTTTCTTGAAAACATTAAAGGACTCCTTAACCATGACAGAGGAGACACCTTTAAAAAAATCCTCGGATCGCTTGATGGACTGGGGTATGATGTCGAATGGCAAGTGCTTAACAGCAAAAATTTCTCCGTCCCTCAAAATCGGGAGCGAGTGTTCATTATCGGACATCTTAGAGGAGAACGTACCAGAAACGTTTTTCCTATCGGACGAGAAAGTGAACAATCTGATCGTCAACAGTCAAAAATAGAAATAGTAGGGAATACTAAAAATCCAAATGGCACAAGTCAAGGAACAGGGAGCGTTGTTTACGACTCAAACGGTTTGATTGGTACACTTTGCGCTAGAGATTACAAAGAGCCTAAACAAGTAGCTATACCTGTACTGACACCAGACAGAACAGAAAAACGGCAAAATGGGCGTAGATTTAAAACGGACGGAGAGCCTATGTTTACGCTGACTGCTCAAGATAGGCATGGTGTTGTCGTTGAAAATAAAGTCAAGCAAGTAGGTAATTTAATTGATACAGAAAGTTTTGGTGGAAATCCTCACAGAAGGAGAGTATACGACACATGTGGTATTTCTCCTTGTCTTAATTGCATGGGCGGTGGCGGTCTTGAGCCTAAAATCAGAGTCAAAGAAGCAACCTCGCAAGGATATGCTGAAGCAGAAATTGGCGATAGCGTGAACCTATCTCATCCAAACTCTAAGACAAGGCGTGGGAGAGTTGGTAAACAAATTGCCAATACTTTATTAACTGGAGAAAGTCAAGGGGTGGTAGAGCCTGACTTTAGAATTAGGAAGCTGACACCTCGGGAGTGTTGGAGATTGCAAGGATTCCCAGATTGGGCTTTTGACAAAGCGCAAGAAGTAAATAGTAACAGTCAACTATACAAACAAGCAGGGAACAGCGTGACAGTCAATGTTATTGAAGTGATAGCGAGGGAACTATAATGGCAAAAGTGATTGAAGTACCAGTTACGGATGAATATGGAAATCTAATTTATAAGCATAGGATGTTGTCATGCTCTAAATGCGGGCATTATCCACTTGAAACAAGTATAGATTATTGCCGTAAGTGTTTATCAAAACAACATTTTAGCAAAAAGCAATTAGAGGAGTTCGAATGAAGAAGAAAAAGAAAGAACCGCCATTAAAGACTAATAAATACCGTGGCGAGAAATGGTTTCCGCTGATTGGTCATGAGAAGATGTATGAAATCAGTGACTACGGTAGATTAAAACAAATCCGTACTAGTTCAGGTCAACTAATAAAGATAATTCAAAAGGGTATAAAGTTAAAACGTGATGGGCGAAAAGAATTGATTGTGAATGTTGTTAGTCCAAAGACTGGAATAGCAAACTATGTACCTTTGCGTTTTTTGATGGAAATGCAATTCTTTGACAGACAGTATGTAAAACCTATAGATGGTGATTACACTAATTTAAAATTATCTAATTTAATCCTAGTTAAGGTAAAAAAAGGACAGCAATAGCAAAGGAGTTATTATGAACACACTAGAAAATGTAAAACAATGGTTTATTGACCGTGATTTAGAAAACGGTGGACGATTAGATAAGCAGTCACTTAAACTCAGTGAAGAATTCGGAGAGCTATGCGCTGGTTATCTCAAGAAGAATGAACAGTTAACCAAGGACAGTATCGGAGATTGTGCGGTCGTGATTGTCGGTCTGGCACTATTAATCAAAGAGGATGTGAATCAGATTTTTAAAGAGTCTGATGGTTTACGAAAGAAAGAAATTACAGAAACATTAATCTCAATCAATGCAAACATCAGTGAGTTTCAACTCTCACAAGGTTTTGCAAGTAAGGAAATGTGCAGACACAATCTAGTACGCTGCATTGGATATCTGAAAAATCTAGGATATGACTTTGATGAATGTTTTGAAATGGCATATCAGGAAATTAAAGACCGCAAAGGTCTATGGATTGATGGTAGCTTCGTAAAAGAGGAGGATTTGCAGTGAAAGCATTAGGCATTTTTGTTTGGGCGATATCTGGAGCCATCGTAACAGCATTCATCATCCAGTACGGTTGGAATGAAATCATAGTAACAATCATTCCGGTTAATAATATTTCTTTTTGGCAAGCGTTTGGGATGAATATATTTATATCTTTTCTTCTCCCTACACCAATCAGAAAAGAAGATGATGATGAAGATTACATAAAAACTGTGATGAGAGGTATTTTAAAAGCTGTATTTGCTACATTTTTCATTTGGTTAGTTAGTTTGTTTATTTAAGGAGGGATTGCCAGATGATTGAAATAAATGGGAAAAGCCACGAAGCTCATAAAGTGAAACTCACAAAAAAAGATTTAAAAAACTTGAAAAAGGGGGAAGCGCTTATTTTTATCTGCAAAGAGGATAACAAAGCCATAATTATTTGCATGGAGGATTTACCAGATGATACCAAAATTTAAAACGTGGATAAAAGAAGAAAAATGTTTCGCAAACTACATTGAGACAATTCGATATTACGCAAAAGAAATCGTTTTGACCCAAGGTGAAACTTGTGAAATTAACTGCTTTGATTTTGAAGATGTTATCTTCACTCAATCGACAGGCCTCAAAGATAAAAACGGTAAGGAAATCTTTGAGGGTGATATAGTTGATTACAAAGGCAGAAAAGCCGTTGTCAAATGGCACGGTTCTTACGCAAGTTTTATTTACAGATTTGTAGATGAACTAAATGAAAGGGTTTCAGAATGGCATCCTCTATTTCTCGCTTATTATCACTTTGAAGTTATTGGTAACATCTACGAAAATAAAAATTTGCTGGAGTTGGAGAATGAACAATAAAGTAACATTTGCTGAACAATTCAAGCTATGGAGATTGGCAAAAGGATTTAACAAGACTGAAGCAGCGCAATATTTCGGAGTATCGACTGAAGCGGTATGCTATTGGGAGAAAGGAGTTGCACAACCTCCTGATGGTAAGATATTAACGATGTGTGAAGAAATGAAATTAGATCCACAATTATTCTTGAGAAAGAAAACCAATCCATTCGCTGAGATGTTAAAGAAAAAACGAAATGAATTCGGATTGACACAAGAAGAATTAGGGCACGAAATAGGATATACCAGAGATACTATTGCAAGGTGGGAGCTAGGGAAACTTCCTACTGAATATTCACTAGAAATTATCTGCTCATACTTTGGAATGGAGGTGGAAGTTTGGGAAAAACTATTGAGAAAGAACTCAAGAAGCTAAGGTTTAAAAATGTTAAAATCCAATCTTTGCACTATGAAATTATCAACCTAAGAGCTGGTATAGTTAAAGGACAAAACTTTGACGGTATGCCAAAGTCAGCAAGTAATGATAATAGAACTGAAGAAATGAATATCAGGGCTATTGATCGTATCGCAGAACTTTATCAAGAAATTGAGCTATTGTATAAAGAGCAAGAAGAACTGATTAAAGCTATTGAAGAATTGGAAGAACCAATTGAAAACATTGTGATGCGCTTACTTTATATTGATGGCCTATCCTGGAATCAAGTAGAAAGAAGATTGAATTGCAGTCCGGCTACCATTCAACGAGCAAGGGATAAATCATTGGCCAAGCTTGCTAAAATGTTTGATAGTAATGATAGTAAATGATAGTTTTAAAGTGATATTATGATATTATCGAATAGACGGTACGAGATAACGTTTCACGGTAATTTGACTCCTTTAGTTTTGTTTCTATCTTTTCCGTCTCAGTTACCGTCTATTCACCTTTGGGAATAATAGGTTTCTCGTAGGAGGGATAAGGTTCTAGACCTTGCATAAGCTGATTAGTCGACATCGGCATGGATGCCAGTGGGTGCAAATCCTACTATTCTCATGAGAGGTCTTACATTAAGCTACACAATAGTGTGGCTTTTTGATTTTTATATTTGGTAGGTGAGTGATGGATGTCTCGACTAGAGAAGCTCGTACGGAGTTTTATAATTCTGGTGACTGGAGAGAACTTCGGAAGTTAGCACTTGAACGAGATCACCACGAATGTATTTGGTGTAGAGAGCAAGGGAGAGTAACAACTGAAGACCTTGAGGTTGACCATATCAAGGAGCTAGAGTTCTATCCAGAGTTCGCTCTTGATATAGATAACCTTAGAACATTATGTAAGGAGTGTCACAATAAGAGACACGGACGCTTTCAGTTCCGAAAATCTAAAAAAATGCAAGAGAAGAATTTCAGGACTGATGAATTTTGGGGAGAATAACACCCCCCGGTCAAAAAAATCGAGTCTTTTTAATGTTTTGGGAACCGGTGGGAGGGGTTAACTGTCCAAATTTTTATGATTTTTTTCATATACGACCCCCTCCCCCTCTTGGAAAAAAATAAATAATTATGAAAGGAGGTAATAACGATGAGTTTAGCTAAAAGAAATGAAAAAGTAAGAACCGAGCAAAAGCGCCTCATGGCTCAATTTTCGGATATACCTCCGAATAAAAAAAGTCTAGCTCATGGATTAATAGTCCAAGCAGCAAGGCTCCGAGTAGCATTGAATGAAATGTGGGAAGATATATCTGAAAAAGGGTATTACACATTATTTAAGCAGTCCGAGCAACAAGACCCTTACGAAAGGGAAAGGCCGGTTGCAAAGTTATATAATGCTCAAGAAACAAGTTATCAAAGAATTATAAAACAGTTAATTGATTTACTGCCAGATGAAAAGAAAGAAGAGATAGAAAAAAAACAAGTTGAAGGTAGTGACTTATTATGATTTCACATCCACTTGTTGATGAATATATCGAACTGGCAGAACATGGAAAAATTATTGTTAATCATGAAAGAAAATTACTGTTTAAAATCATCAAAGAGAAAATATATACTCGCGATGATCTATACTTTGATAACGATTTAATTGATAAGTTTATAAGATTCGCAGAAAAGAATTTTTTCCCTCTTGCTAAATATCAGTTATTCTTAACTCCGTTTATTTTTCTATTTAGAAAATCAGATGGAGAACCACAGTTTGATGAATATCTATATACATTGGCTCGTGGTGGTGGTAAGAATGGTTTTATGTCAGCGAGGGATAATTTTTTCATCAGTCCTTTATATCCAATTAGAGACTACGATGTAACCATCACAGCCAATTCTGAGAAACAAGGTAAAGTTTCCTTTGAGGAAGTTTATGAAACAATACAAAGGAGAGGATTAGAAGACCATTTCTATTTAACTAAGATGTCAATTATAGGTCGAGCAAACAACTCGGTCTTTTCTTTTAGGACAAACAATCCTAAAACAATGGACTCAGCCCGTGATGGTTGTTTAGAATTCGACGAGATACACCAATTCGAGAATGACTCAGCAGTTAAAATTCAGAGGTCTGGTCTTGGTAAAATTGCTCACGCTCGGACTTTTTATAACGGTACTAATGGCTATGTTCGTGAGGGGTTCTATGACAAGATGATAGAGAAATCTATGCAAATCTTGAATGGAGAAGTAGAAGATTTCAGACTGTTCCCTTTTATCTGCAAACTAGACGATGCAGCAGAAGTGGATGACATGAAGAACTGGTCAAAAGCAAATCCAATGCTGGATGAAACAATACCTTACGCAAAAAGACTACTTGCTCGTACAAAAGCTGACTATGATGATCTCGAACTTGAACCGTCTGGAAGACAAGAGTTTATGACAAAACGAATGAACCTTCCAGAAGCAGACCTTGAAAAAGATGTTACATCTCGTGAGAAATTAGTTGCTTGCTTACGTGAACCAGGTATTGAATTAAAAGGTAGGTCATGTGTTGCAGGGTTCGACTATGCGAGCATCCGAGACTTTGCAAGTGTCGGTCTATTGTTTAAGAATGGTGATGATTTCATCTGGAAACAACACTCGTTTGCTCGAAAAGCATTCTTAAATGCATTCAAGCTAAAAGCTCCCATTCAAGAATGGGCAGATAAAGGCTTATTTACGATTGTGGATGGTCCTAGTATTGACCCTCGATTATTGGTTGAAAAATTGAACGAATGGAGCAGAGATTATCAAATCGAGCTAGTATGTGCCGACGGTTTTAGAATGGACTTGTTAAAACCACTGCTTGAAGAAGCAGGATTTGATTATGAGTTTTTAAGAAATCCAGGAGCGATTCAATCCAAAGTTGCACCAATCATTGAAGACGGTTTCGCAAATGAAAGGTTTATATTTGAGAATGATAACTCAATGATTTGGTATACAGATAATACTTATGTAAAGGAGGATAAAGACGGGAATAAACGTTTCTTGAAGAAAGAACCTGTCAGAAGAAAGACAGATGGTTTTCATGCCATGATTGCAGCGCTCTATAAACGAGAATTGATACAAGAATCAAATGTAAGTGAATTTCTTGATGTGCTGACAGATTGGAATTATTAATTTTTGGGTGGGTGGTAGGCAAAGTAATTAAAGAAAGGAGGATGTGCCTTGGGATGGCTAAATTTATTTAAGCGCGAAGTACCAGAACCTGGTTTTGAGTTTGAAGAACTGGAAAGAATGTTTGGTAATCTTTACTTGAAAAGTCTTGCAGTTGATAAGTCAGCTGAGTTTATCGCTCGTATCTTTGCAAAGTCTGAGTTTAAATATCTTGAAAAAGATAAGGCGAAGCGTTCTGATTGGGATTATTTGCTAAATGTCAGACCTAACAAAAATGAATCAGCTTCAGATTTCTGGCAGAAGGTAGTGTACCGATTGATCACAAAGAATGAAGTTTTAATTTTCTTGACAAAGGATGACCAACTACTTGTAGCTGATTCTTACATACGTACCAAGTACGCTGTATTTGACGATGTTTTCGAGTCTGTCACTTGCAGAGGTTATACATTTGAATCACGTTTCAAAATGAGTGATGTCATTTTCTTGCAGTACAACAATAATAGACTTCAAGAGTATGTATCAGACTTATTTACAGATTACGAAAGACTTCACTCAAGAATGGTTGATGCGATAGCTAGAAACAATCAAATCCGTGGGATTTTAAATACAAAAACAAATGGTAGTTTCGATAAAGAAAAACTAGAAAATTTAAAATCTTATGCAGATTTGCTCTTTAAGTCATTTAGCAATAAAACCATTGCAATCGTACCATCTCAATCAGGGATGGAATATTCGGAGTTGACGAATACAACAGGAACTTCAACGATGTCTGTTGACGAATTGAAAAAATTACGTAGGCAGTCAGATGATGAAGTTGCTGAAATTTTGGGAATTCCAACTGCTTTGTTGCATGGTGAAATGGCTGACTTAGAAAACAGTCGTAAGATATTTAATAGCTTCTGTTACCAATCACTAGTGAAGAAAATAAGTGATGCTTTAAATCATTCAATACTTTCAAGAAGTGCCTACAATGACAATAAACGATTCGTGATTGTTGGAGAAGGTCAGAGAGATAAATTCGCTCTTGCTGAAAGTATCGATAAGCTAGTTTCATCTGGTTCAATGCTCATTAACGAGGTTCGTGCAGAGCTTGGCCTTGAAGCCGTACCATGGGGCGACAAGCCTCTAATCACCAAGAATTATCAACTTGGTGAAATAGAAGAGAAAGGAGGTACGGAAGTAGATGAAGATAATTCAGATTAAAGGGACGATTATTTCTAACGATGAACGTTGGATTTATGACTGGTTCGAGTGGGAAGCTACTGCACCAAAAGATGTTATCCTTCCTGAGACTGGTGAACCGATTGAGGTTCACATTAATTCAGGCGGTGGAGATGTTTATGCAGGTAGTGAAATATATACTGCTCTACGCTCATATCAAGGTGATGTAACTGTTAAGATTGTCGGCATTGCAGCAAGCGCAGCAAGTGTTATTGCAATGGCAGGAGATACAGTTGAAATCAGTCCTACTGCTCAAATCATGATTCACAATGTATCATCAAATGTAAGTGGAGATCACAATACTCTACTTCATGAAGCAGGAGTTCTGGAAGGATTTAATAAATCCATCGCAAACGCTTATGTTCATAAGACAGGTAAAGCGCTAGATGAATTACTTGAACTAATGGATAAAACAACATGGTTTGATGCAGAATCAGCTTTGAACCATGGATTTGTAGACAAAATTATGTTTACAAACGAATTTGCACCTACTTTGGTAGCTAGTGAAACTCCTATGATTCCAAGTGATTTTATCAATAAGATGAAGTCAGCAATGACTCCAGATATTGATAAAATCGCTGAGCTGGTAGCGAATAAACTTGAAGCAAAACTGCCAGATATACAAATTGAAAAAGAGGCTTTCGAAGATAGCGAATTTGTACAGAAAAAATTTAATTTTCCAGAAAGTCCAGACAATAGCACAAACAAGGCTGTTCCTAAAGGGTTCGGTCTTTTTATGTTTTAAGAAAGGAAAAAACAGAATGACAATGAAATTATCTAATAAATTTGAAACACAACGTCAAGCATTTTTGGATGCCGTTGCAAATGGAGCACCTCAAGAAGAGCAAGCTAAACTTTACAATGACATGATTGAGTCAATGAGTAATGAAATGATGGCTCAAGCTCGTGAAGCTGCTCGTGAAGAAGTATCAGCTTTGAACCCATACGATGCTAAACTTACTGCTGAAGCTCGTGAGTTCTTCAACGACATTGAAAAAGCTGCACCAAAAGGTGTTGAAAAACTCTTCCCACAAGAAACTATTGATCGCATCTTTGACGACATGATTAAAGCTCGTCCATTGCTTCAACATATCGGTCTCAAAAATGCTGGTATCCGTTTGAAATTCCTTAAATCAACACAAACAGGTGAAGCACTTTGGGGCAAGATTAATGGAGCTATTCAAGGTCAGTTGAAGCAAGAATTCAACGAAGAAGAAGCAATCCAAAACAAATTAACTGCATTTGTAGTTATTCCTAAAGACTCTGAAAAATTCGGACCAGCTTGGTTGCAATCTTTTGTTTCAGCACAAATCACAGAAGCATTTGCAGCAGCACTCGAAGCAGCATTCTTGAACGGTGACGGAGATGACAAACCAATCGGTCTTTCTCGCACTCTGACAGGTACTGCATCTGGTGGTAAAACAACTTATGCAGAAAAAACTGTCGAAACTGCAAAACTTACATTTGCTGACTCTGCAACAGTTGTCAAAGAATTGACCGCTGTGTACAAACACCACTCTGTCAAATCTGACGGGAACCCAGTCGCAGTCGAAGGTAATCTTGTAATGGTTGTAAACCCAGCGGATGCATGGGATGTGAAGAAACAATACACTTCATTGAACGCTCAAGGTGTATACATCACTGCTATGCCTTACAACCTTATCTTGGTTGAGTCAGTAGCACAAACAGCTGGTAAAGTTACTACATTTGTTAAAGGTCGTTACGATGCTTTTGTAGCAGGTGGAATTGAATTTGGTCGCTTCACAGAAACTTACGCTCTTGAAGACTTGAACCTTTACACTGCTAAGCAATTCGCTTACGGTAAAGCTCATGACGAAAAGACCGCTGCAGTTTGGGAATTGAAACTTCTTAAAGCTTAATTTAGGGGTTAGATCATGACTTCAGAAGTAGAACTTCATCCACTCCTTGAACCTTTTAAGGAGCGGATGAGGATTTTTCATAGTGGAGAGGATAACAATCTCTCTCGGATATTGGAAAGCTCTGAAGCTAACATCCTTAATCTTGTTGGAAGTCAGTACCCAACTGATCCACGAGTTCGAGAATTAATTTTGGAGCGTGCTAGATACGTCTATAATGACCAAGTGGAGTTCTTCTACGAAAACTTCCAAGGGGATTTAATGGCGCTATCTCTTGAAAATTACAAAGTGGAGGAATAACGTGATTAGAGTTTTAAAAGAATTCTTTGACCTTGAAGCAGGTCAGTTCCGTCCAGTAGGTTCAACATTTGAAGCAACAAGAGAACGATTTGAAGAAATCAACTCTATCTTGCCTGGATTTGTTGAATGGGGCGAAGAAAAAACAGAAGTAGTTACAAATATTGAGTTACCAGAAGAATAAACCTCAGTATCGTTATAAAAAGCCTGAAGCTCAAAATGGAGACCTGAGAACCCCTTTAACTTTCTATACTTCTAAAGTTGAGGATGGAGTAGATGGTCGAGATGTGAGTTTTGAAAAAGCTTTTTATACAATGGGGCAAGTTTACTCACCTAGCATGAAAGATATTGAGATTGCTAGTGGTAAGTCTATGAGAGCAAAAATGACTCTGAAAATTCGTGATCCTTTAGCAGATTATCAACCAGAAAATCAACATTTTGTTGAAGTGGGAGATATCCGCTTGGCCAATAAAAAATGGCAAATAATCGATATACGTCCTGATTATGACAATCGGGATTTTTTGATAGTCATAATTGGTGGTGGTCAAGATGTCTAGTGGTGCAGAATTAAAAGGCTTTGATGATGTTCTGAGAAACCTTGAAATGCGCCTTGGAGATGCAAAGGTTAAGCGCGCAACCAGTCAAGCCTTGAAGGCAGTCGCAAATGAGACTCTAGAAGAGTTTAAAGGTGCTTTGCAAGTCTATAAAGATAAAGGAGACACTATTGAAAGTGCTACTGTTGGGCGTGTGACGGGTCTTCCAGTCGGTGTTCCAGTTATTAAGATTGGTTTCGGTGCTGGTTCACGTTGGCGCTTAGTCCACTTGAATGAGTTTGGATATGCTAAGAATGCACATCCAAGAGGTTTCGGTGTTATCAGACGATTTTCAGAATCAAATGCTCAAAAATATAAATATCGTATTGCTAACCACTTAAAGATTGAGGGATTTAGATGATTAAAGATAAGCTAACAGAACTCTACAATGCTTTGAAAGAAGATAAGACTTTAGCTGGTATTAGTATCAAGTCATTTGAACGCCCTGAAACTTTATCAAATGACAAGACGAGTATTGTCATTAAACCTGTTGGTTCACCAATGCAGGCAGTAAGTGGCAGTGATACAAGTTTAGCAAAGGTTTTTCTCTATCAAATCAATGTAGAGTCAAAGAACCGTGTGGAGTGTAAAGAACTCCAAAGAAAAATTGAAAAGATTATGGAAGAACAAGGATTTTATCAAACCACAGGTGGTTTAGATGAATGGATTCCAGAAATCAAACGCTACGTAGATGCTCGGACTTATAAAGGTCGGAGCGCTTTATATGAAGAATATTAAAAATTAAGAAAGAGGTGCTATAAATGGCATTAGTTGGTTTTAAACGTATGACAGTTCGTGTGTTGGATGGGAATGCTACTCCAACACTTGGACAAAACCTTTTTGTAATCGAAGGTCAAACTGGTAAAGGTGCGACTCGTACCGCTAAGATTTCAGGTCTTGCAAGTGATCCAGTAAAAACCTATGGTAGTGACGTTGCTTACCACGTATCAAACCGTGGTGTTGGTGATGTCAAGATGGAAATGACTGCAGTTGATATTCCTGCAACTGTACTTGCTAAAATCCTCGGTCATGCAATCAAGGATGATATCATCGGTATTGGTGCTGATACCGTAGCTCCATACTGCTCAGTCATGCTTGAATCTAAAGCGGCAGACGGTACACAAGCACAAGTTGGATTCTTCAAAGGTCAATTCTCAATGGATGCTGAGGAATTTGAAACCCTCAAAGACAAACAAGAAGAACTTCCAGATGATAGCTTGAGTTTCTCAGCTATTGCAAGTGACGATGCAGACACTTCTGGTCTCTACTACATCAAGTACATTGGTAAGGACGAAGAAAAAATCAAGAAATTCAAAGGCCAACTTAAAATGGTTGCTGCAGGGTAGAAGGAGAGCGCAAGCTCTCCTTTTATCTTATTTCTAGAAAGGAAAGAATATGGCTACGGTTAAATTTTTAATTAAAAATGAAAAAGGACAAGATGTTCAAAAGACTAGTAAGGAAATCACTACCAAAGATTATCGTAACTACCTGATCATGAATGAAGCTTTAAACGATGATTTGTCTGAAGTAGAAAAACTCGATAAAGAGTTAGAGTTTATTGCCTCATTGTTTGAAGATGTAGAAGTGGATGAATTGCTAGAATACACTGACATGGCTGACATCTTTGCAGTTTTCACAGACATTTACTCTCATCTCATTGGTGATGTTGACCCAAAGGAGAAAAAATAAAGCCAAGTGAAGCGCTGAAAAGGTTTTATGGTTTTGTCAAGCAAGCTACTGAAGGTCCATACGGTATGAGTATCCGTGATGTGATGGATACGACCTGGGAGGATTTAATGGGAGTTATTGACGAAACAGAATCAGCTAAGAAAGAAGAAGTAATGGACCTAGCTGACTTTCTGGAAACAATTTAAAAAAGGAGGATTAGAATGGCAGGTGGAACGCCACTAGGACAAATGTATATTGAGCTAGGGCTGGACGTATCAAAGTTTAATCCTACACTTAACGGTGCTAAGAATGCAGTAAAGTATTTTCAAAGCAACGTTAAGGCGCTAGATAGTTCTCTGAAAGATAATGGAAAAAACACTGACTTACTACAAGCAAAATACAAGACTTTAGGTCAAGCGATTGGATCACAAAAAAAGGTCTTGGATGAAATGAAAAAGAGTTTTGATAAGCTCGAACCAGGCACAGCTAAGTTCGATAAAGCAGCTGCAGACATTGAACGTGAAAACGCAAAGTTGGCAGCAATGGAAGGCCAACTTAGACGTGTCGAACAAGCATTGATTGCAGTAGGTAAAGAAAATAGTTTCGCCACTCGTTTAAACAAGCTAGGTGATGGTTTGATTAAGGGTGGAGATAAGATTAAATCATTTGGCGACAACGTTTCCACGCTAGGCGGAAAATTAACTACTGGCTTAACTGCTCCATTAATTGCAAGTGTAGGCTTGATTACTAAAGCAGCAGTCGACTATGAATCTGCTTTTGCAGGTGTTAAAAAGACAGTAGACGAGACTGCAACAGTTTCTTATAAGAACCTATCAGACGGTATTCGTCAAATGGCTAAAGAATTGCCAGCAAGCGCAGTTCAAATTGCAAATGTAGCAGAAGTGGCAGGACAACTTGGTATTAAGGCAGATGATATCCTTAAATTCTCACGTACTATGATTGACATGGGAGAATCAACCAACTTGAGCGCTGAAGATGCTGCAACTGCAATCGCTAAGATTGCAAACATTCTAGGTCTAACATCGGACGAATATTCTAGATTCGGTGCATCTGTTGTTGACCTCGGTAACAACTTTGCAACAACCGAAAAAGACATCGTAGAAATGACAAATCGTTTAGCAGCAGGTGGTAAACTAGCTGGACTAACTGCTCCAGAAATCTTAGGTCTTGCAACTGCTATGAGTAGTGTGGGTATTGAAGCAGAAGCAGGTGGTACTGCAATGACTCAAACTCTTACAGCTATTGGTAATGCAGTCTCATTGACAACCAAGGACTCAGCAGATGACCTAGCTTTGATTGCTAAAGTAGCAGGAACAACATCAGAAGAGTTCCAACAAGCTTGGAAAGAAAAACCTGCTGAAGCTTTGCAATCTTTTATCAAAGGACTTAATACAGCGCACGAAAAAGGCGCAAATATGGATGCTATCTTGATGAAATTAGGCATGACAGGGATTAGGCAAGGTAATATGCTTAAATCTTTGGCTTTATCATCAGATAAAATGAGTGCAGCAGTAAACCGCTCCAACCAAGCTTGGAAAGAAAATACTGCCTTAACCAATGAAGCAAATAAACGTTATGAGACTACCGAATCTCAATTAAAGATGTTTAAAAACCAAATTACCGACCTAGCTATTGAGTTTGGTGGACCTCTATTAAAGGCGCTACGAGACGGATTAAAAGCGGGCAAACCTTGGATTGAGACATTGGCTAAGATGGCTAAACAGTTTAGCTCAATGTCTGAAGAACAACAAAGAAACATCTTAAAATGGGGTGCTTTAGCCGCAGGCGCTGGTCCAGCGCTATCAATATTTGGTAAAGGTATTGGTGTTATTGGTAACTTAACCAAAGCATTAGGATGGTTGACCAAAGGAACAAGTAAAGCAGTAGGTGGAATATCCTTAATGGCTAAGACTTTCCAAGCGTTTAAAACAACTGGAAATCTAACCTCTGCGTTCCAATTAGCAAGCTCTGGTATGGCATCCTTTGGTACTGCTACGGTATCAGCTTCATCATCAACAGGATTGCTAGGAACATCTATGAGTTTGCTTGCAAATCCTTTAGGATTGGTAGTTGGAAGCCTAGCCTTGGCAACTGCAGGTCTTGTCTATCTTGGAAACGAGAAAGATAAGGCTAGAATCAAGACTGAAGAGTTTGGTTCACAGTTAAGTGACACTACAAGAGGTGAGTTGAGAAATTTCCAGAAGACAGTTGATGAAACCAGTACAGCAGTCGCAAACTTTGGAACTCACGCTGGTGATGTCGAAAAGGTATCAGGAGCTTTTAAAAAGCTTTATGAAGATATTCAAGCAGCAGCAGACCAAAGCAATCATAGAATGGAAGAGCTGGGTGCTAAATGGGGTCTTAGTGAAGAAGATATTGCTAAAGCTAGAGAAAAGAATGGTCAGGTAGTATCTAATACAGAAGCCATGATGAACCAAATCAATGAAATTTACCAACGTCATAATGGCGACGCTAGTAAGTTTTCTCAAGAAGAAAAAGAAATCATCTTGAATAATCAAAATGAGATGATTAAAGCTAAGTTAAAGCTGATGAGTTTGTCCGAAGAACAACAAACAGCAGCACTTCAAGCTTTAAATGGTAAAATCAGCTCACTGAACGAAACTCAATTAAAACATACTAAGGATGTTTTAAAACAAGCTATGGATGAAGAGAAAAAACTCTACGAAACATCCAAGAGCGAGTTGAAAGAGTTGTTGGACGGGAAAGCTATTGACCAAGAAACTTATAACAAGAAAATGCAAGAACTCGAAGCAAATCATACTCAAACTATGGAAGCTTTAGGAAGTAAGTATTATCAAGTTATGAAGAATTTGGACGAAAAAGTTAAGTCCAGAACTGGCCAAAGTTGGAACTATTGGGAAGAAGCTAAGAAAGCCTTAGAAGATTACGGTTTATCTTATGAAGAAATTGGACGTAAGGCATCAGAAGCATCTCAAAAAGTAGGTAATTCTCATAGCATCCTTGCTAACTATACTAGTGAAATGAGCAAGGAAGTCAAAGAAGCAAACGACGCTTGGTCATTGCTAGTCGGAAATATCGATAAGAACGGTAATTTCCAAGTTAAGTCAAACGTTAAGGAAGTAATCGGTGAAGCTTCTAAATCTGCAGAAGGCTGGGAACAATTACAGTTTATCGCTAAGACTGCAGAAATCAACTCAAACGCTCGTGTAACCATTGCTGAAGCGCTTGTTGAATCAGGTAAGTGGAAAGACATGAGTCTGGAAGAAAAACAAGTCATCGTTAAAAATCAAGCAGGCTTGCAAGCTATCTTTGATAGTGAGAAAAACCTCAAGATTTGGAACGATATGCCAGCCGAAGTCAAAGAACTTCTTTTGAAGAATACTGACATCATGAACAAGGCGGAGGAAGCCTCAAAGGCTCTGTCTAACTATGAAGCTCTGAAACCAAAACAGAAGGAGTTGCTGGCCAATGATGAAAGTGTCCGAAAAGCAGTCGCTCGCTCAACTGATACTCTGACAACCTGGAATGCTACAACTCCATTTACAAAAGATTTGAAGGCAGATCCTACGAATGTTTTGAACAATGGCCAACTATCTATTGATAAGATTACAGCCTGGAATTTTGCATCAGCTGAGACGAAATCTTTGGATGCGGTAGATAATACAAGCGCAGCTGTTGGAAGTGCTATTTTGAGTGTTAATTCACCAAAACAAGAGGCTCCTATCAACTTGTTTGCTACTGACCAAACAGGCGGTGTCCGAAACGAGACGAGCGGTGCCATCAATGCTATCAAGCAGTATGATCCAGTGAATATTCTTGCTAAGAATGGTACCGATGGTACTGTTAGTGAGGTCAAAAGCGGTGTAAATGGTATTCAAGACAAGACAGTTACTATCAACGCACAAGATAACGCTTCTCCAGTTCTTTCAGGAATCAGGAGCTGGATTGACAGCGTAACGGGTAATTTCTTCACCAACGTTTTTGCAAGTAAACACGCTCACGGTACTAATTACCACCCAGGCGGACTTGCAGTGGTCAACGACCAAAGGAATAGCACCTACAAGGAAATGGTTACATTACCAGACGGACGTAGCTTTGTCCCAGAAGGTAGAGATGTATTGCTACCACTTCCTAGAGGTTCAAAGGTCCTACGAGCAGATAAAACTAAACGCTTAATGCGTAGCATGGGAATTCCTAAGTACGCAAATGGGATTGGTATTCCAAGTGATGCAAAATTCCTACGAGAAATGGAACAAGCACAACAAAAAATTGTAGTACGCGATAAGAACACAAACAATGGTCAAAATATGGCAGAAGTCGTGTCTGAGATAGCGATTCTGAGGTCAAGTTTAGAAAAATTGCTTACTGCTATACTTGAAAAACCTTCAGACACTTACTTGGACGGTGATAAAATCTCACTAACTACTTATAAAAACCATGGATCAATTTATGCAAGGGAGGGGATTTAATGTTTTACCTTATAATTAATGGTTTTAATACATCCACCATCCCTCATAGCGTAGTTACTGATTTTGGGATAAGTGAGTGTGCAGAACCTAAAACTTCTGAAATAGTTGATATTTATGGAATGAATGGAATTTATCGTGTGTTAGATGGCTCGTATAAAAGTTATGAGCGCACAGTTTCTTTCTATCTTCCAAAACTTATCGACATTTCAAACATTATTGAAAAATTCCACGATGGGAAAAATGAAATTGAGTTTGGATATCAACCAGGTTCTTTATTTTATGCTGAATACATTTCAGCAAGTTATCACCGAAACGGACCACACGCATATACATTAGAAGTCAAGTTGTTGATGCAACCGTTCAGGTATCAAAAAAATAGTGAACCTGTTGTACTAACCAGTCCAGGAACAATCACAAATCTTGGTAGTGTCTATTCAGAACCTATCATCGATATTGAAGGTAGTGGTGATGTGTCACTTACGATTGGTCAGAAGACCATGCATTTAACTGTAAATACAAAAGCTACAATCGATTGTAGGCATGGTAAACAGAACATCTACAATGCGACTGGAGTAGTTCAAAATACTCTCAGAAAACGTGGAGGGTTCTTTGAAATCCCTGTTGGTCGTAACGGTGTGACATTTACAGGAAATGTACGTAAGGTGACTATTAAACCGAATTGGAGGTACAAGGTATGATTTATTTAACAGAAGGAAATATACCTCTTAATGATGCGTACGATGATGATATCGTTCAAGAAGCGAATAGCACCTATCAATTAACATTCAAATTTCCTACTAATAATGTGCTATGGCAACGATTGAGGGAAGAAACATTCTTAACAGCTGATGATCTACACGGTGAGCAAGACTTTGTTATTTTTGAAGTTGAGAAACAACATGGGTATATTCAAGTCTATGCCAACCAAGTCATGACCTTGTTAAATCACTATGTCGTTAATCCAATCAATCTTGACAGAGCGACTGGCTCAACTGCTTTAAGTCAATTCGCTGGAAGCATCACTCGTGATAATCCATTTTCATTCTTCTCAGATATTGATAATAGACATACCTTCAATATTGATACAATGAACGCTATGGAAGCCTTGACCAAGGATAAACACTCTATTCTTGGTCAATGGGGTGGTGATTTAATCAGACATGGTTATCAGGTACGGTTATTAAAAAATGGCGGTTCAGAAAATGAATCGCTTTTTATGTATAAGAAAAACCTATCCAGTTATCAGCACAAGACATCTACTAAGTCTTTAAAAACACGTATTACGTTTACGACGACTGTTAAAGGCAAGGGAGAGAATGCTGATGATAAGCATTATAAGGTGGTTATCGATAGCCAGTTTATTGATAAATACAATCAGATTTATGAGGATGTTGTAGAAGTCAACGACCAAGATGTCAAGGATGAAGCAAGCCTTAGAGAGTATGGCAGGCAGTATTTCTTAACTAGTCTATGCGACCTCATGGAAGATAGCATTGAGATTGATGTTGTAGGTCAGAGTGATGTTCCTGTCCAGATGTTCGATGTAGTAGGTGTCTACCATGAAACATTTAATTTGGACGTAAGGAAGAAAATCACTAAGTATACCTACTCACCGATGGCTAAGAAATTGAAGTCTATTGGTTTTGGTGAATTTAAATCTGGTCTTGCAAATGCGATCGGGAATGTCGTGAGTGATGCTGTGAAAGGTGAAACTCAACAGTTTCAAAGTAATTTTGAACGACAGTTGGCAAGAGAAATTAAGAATGCTGATCTTGCTTTTAATCGCAAAACTGAAGAACTAAAAAATGAGTTCGAGGATGGGTTGAATGCTACTAGAGCGAAATCCGAAGAAGACAAACAAAAACTTTCAGACGAAATCAACAGACGCTTCCGTGATTTCAATCCAGCTGGATTTGACGAAATTAAAGCCAAATCAAACGAAGCACTAAAAAAAGCCGGAACAAGCGAAGATTTAGCCAAAGAAGTGAAGAAAATCGCAGACGAGAATGTTAAGAATTTAAACACGTTCAAGGTAACGGCAGAAAAAGCACAAGCGGCTATTTCGGGTGACCTGGATGCCTTGAAACAGACGGTCACAAGCGAGACCAATCAAGCTTCAGAATATCGTAGAACGACCACTGAGGCTCTTAGTCGCATGACTGGACAGATGAATGGTTTTGCGATGAAATCAGAGGTCAGACAAGATGTGACTGGTCTGACAGAGACATTTGCTAAACTTAAAACCGACACAAACAATTTGATTTCTGACGCTAAAAGTGAAATCACTCTAGCTAAAACAGAATTTCAGAAAAAAGCTGATGGATTATCTACTAAAATGTCAGCAGTCGAGAGCTATGTTGGTCAAGATGGTCAGCGACAAGAAGCGTTGAAAAGATACGCTCGAGAAGAAACGGCCAAGCAAACAAGCGCTATTCGTGAAACAATATCAAGAGACTATGTCGCTAAAAGCACCTTTACAGAAAATGTTGAAGGCACTAACCGACGTTTTGAAGCACTCAAAAGAGAAAATGAAACCAAACTAGCTGATTATAAACAAGGAGTGGATGGCCGGTTCACAAGCCTATCTAGTCAGATAGCTGGTAAGGTCAATGAAGCAGACTTCCAAAGAGTCAAGGAAACAAGTCAGTTATATGAGCGTATCTTAGGGAATACAGAACAAGGCTTGCCTGATAAGATTTCACGACTGGTTATGACTAACGAGATTTTTCAGACAGAGGTTGGAAAGTACGTCACAGATGATAACAACTTGATTGTCAATTCTATGACAATGAATAAGCACACGTTAGTAAACGCTAATAGGGGTGGAGTAAATGTATCTGTAAGCGATGGTGTTTTCACGGTAAAAGCGCAAGGATTAACCAGCTATAATTTTAGTGGATTTACACTTCCTATTTATGTAAAAAAAATATATCGTGGCGAAACGTACACACTCGGCTTTAAGTATCGTATCAGGCAAGCAGTTGATACTAACTTTGTTTTTGTTGTAAAAAACCACAAATTAAATAAAGCTCTATTGTCCGCTGATTTAGCAAATCCTAACACACAAGCCTCAAATGAATGGCGGGAATTTCAAAAGACTTTCACAGTTCAAGAGGATTTTGCTTTTGGTGAAGATGCAAATTATCCATTTTATATTTACCTTGCTAAAAATGGTTGGATTGAGTTCAAAGAGCCTATATTGGTTCGTGGTTCAAGGACAGGACCATATAAGCCTAGTCAATTTGACGATGCTTACAAACAGACAAAAGAGGCTAAAGAGCTAGCAGAAAGCGCTCAAACACGGGCAATTCAAGTTGCTGAAAAGGCTGAAGAAGCAAAAAGGACAGCGGAAGCAACAAGAACGCAAGTAACACAACTCGCTGGCTCATACGCTATCCAAAATTTGAATAGCGCTGGTGATATCATTTCTGGTATCAATTTAGGTGCCAACGGGAACAACCGCATTATTGGTAGAGCAACCCACATAACAGGCGACACCTTGATTGACAATGCAGTTATCAAATCAGCTATGATTGATAAACTAAAAACTGCTAACTTTGAAGCTGGTTCGGTGACTACCAACATTTTAGGAGCAGAAGCTGTTACAGCTGAAAAGGTTAAATTTGATACTGCATTCATTCAGAGGTTAGTATCGCAACAGGCATTTATTAATGAGTTGTTTGCGAAACAAGCGACCATTACCAAAATTCAATCTATTGATTTTACAGGCGAGCATATCAAAGGCGGAAAAATATCATCATTGAACGGTGTTACTGATTTTGATTTACAAACTGGCTGGATTGAGATGAATAGTGAAGGCGTTGGTATTAGAAATAAATTTCCAGGCAGACCTCTTCAGTATCTAACATTTGGAGCAGGGAGAATTAATGATATTGACGGATCTTATACCGCATTGTTGAGTAACCGGAACGGGCTGCAAGCAATGGATAGCACATCAGCGGGTATCCAGATTTGGAATGGCCGAAGCAATGAAAAAGTGAGATCTGCTATTACCTTCTACGGTCAAAGAATGGATTTTTTGTTGAGCGGACAACAGAATTTAAAAGGCGTGTCGATAGATGTTAGTACGAGAGAAATCAATGGCCTTTTAGATGTCTACATCAAAGATAGATCTTTAGCTCAACTCTTTAATTTAATTGACAAGAATTTCAAAGGGATTGAAGATCACTTAAAACGCAATGGTCTGGGATCACCTGGATATTACAGAACTAATATTTAGAAAGGACAACATGAACACAGTAGATAAATTTGTAAACGAAATCTCGCAGAATCTTGCAAATGCTATCGTTGAGGCTACAAAATACAAAGTCTTTTACGAAGAGGCACAAGAAAAACTTGCAGAAGCAGAAACGCAACTAGCACGAGTTAACAAGGTATTAGAAGCAAATGAAGCTCTTAAAGAGTTATTTGATGAAACCGCAGATAAATTAGAAAAGGAAGATTAAAATATGGCATTTAAAGTTATCAACAAATATTTGCAAGAAAACAACCGTACATTTGTAGCAATTCGTCAAGAAGCACCTTATACAGCTTTTGATAGGGTGTTGATTGGCGACCATGTGAACGAGTCAGACGAAGATTTGATTAAGGCAGTGATTGCTCAAGTAACGACTGAATTCAATCCAGCGGACGGCGTGAAGAAATTACAAGAAGACTTGCATACACAGGCGCAAGAATACGAAGTTAAACTTGAGCAGAAAGATGCTAAAATTGCAGAAGTTAAGGCAGTAGCAGATTGGGCGGTATTAGTTCGTGTGACCGATGTCGACCATCCGCTGGATCCTACATTGTTTAAACGTGGTCTTGAATTAGTTGACCTCGGACAAAGTGGAAAAACTTACAAATCGCAAGAAATTTTTGCGCTTGAAAATCCTGGACATATTGAGAAGTTCCAGGAAGGGAAACGTGTCATGGTTCAAGTGAATGAGCCATTTACTTATCAAGGACAAACACTTGAAGAGCTCGTAGACCTTGAACGAAACGGCAAGCTAGGCATTTGGAAGTGGACTGAACCTAAACCAGAGAAACCATCTAGCGAGCTAGAAACTCAACCTGTTCAATAGAAAGGAGCGTGAGATATGATTCATTTCACCCCTGAAGATATCTCAATGATGATTGGCTTCATCGGTATCTTGCTTGGGATTTACGGCAATTTTAAAGGAAGTGTGGTTGCTCAAGAGAAACGCATGGTTGTTATCGAGAAAGATATTGAGAGTATGCGTGATTTTAGACTTACAGCTGTAAGACGACTTGATAACCACGACGAACAAAACAAATCACTGCTTATTTTAGCAGAACAAGTAAAAGCTTTGAGTGAGGACATGAAAGAGCTTAAAGCACTCATTCAAAATAATAAAAATTAAGAGGTAATATCATGAATAAAATTAACTGGAGACTTAGAATTCAGAACAAGGTTACACTTATTGCACTTTTGGGAGCGGTATTCCTTATGGCGCAACAATTCGGACTTGAAATTCCAAAGAATATCCAAGACGGTGTGAACACGTTCGTTTATATCTTGGTATTGCTCGGAGTTGTCAATGATCCGACGACTGCTGGATTGACCGATAGCGAACGAGCGCTTGAATACTACAAGCCAAACGAAGATTAGGAGAAAATAAAATAATGAAGAAAAACGACTTATTCATCGACGTATCTAGTCATAATGGATACGATATTACAGGTATTTTAGCTGACAT